GTGATCGTTCACAGGAGAGGGGGTAAGACTGTCTTTGCTATCAACCACCTCATTAGAGCAGCTCTGACAAGCAGTAAACCCTATCCTAGATATGCTTTCATCTCTCCGTACAGATTGCAGGGAAAAAGTACAGCTTGGGATTATATGAAACAATTTTCTGCCACAATTCCAGGTGTCAAGTTTAATGAGTCTGAATTAAGGGTAGACTTTGGAATAAACAATTCAAGAATACAAATCTTAGGCGGTGAGAATAGTGCTGCTATTAGAGGTCAATACTTTGATGGTATAGTTTGTGACGAAACCCAGAATCTTTCGCCAGACCTCTTTGATACCATTTTAAGACCATGCCTATCGGACAGGAAAGGTTTTGCCATATTTATCGGCACACCAATGGGTAGAAATTGGTTCTACGAACTGCATGAGAAAGCTAAAAGTAATAAAGATTGGTTTACCAAAGTATTTAAAGCTAGTGAAACAAAGATTATAGATCAAGGAGAATTAGATGCAGCCAAACAAACCATGTCGCCAGAAGCTTATGACCAAGAATTTGAATGCTCATTTCAAGCTGGAATAAGTGGTTCTTATTTTGGATCTACAATTGAAGAATTAGAGAAGTCAGGCAAGGTTGTAAACTTTGATATAGAAGAAGATTTAGAAGTAGAAACTTGGTGGGATTTAGGAATGAATGATAGTACAGTTATTACCTTTGCTCAACGCAGACCAAGTGGCGAAATTAGAATTATTGATTGCTACGAAAACTCAGGTGAAGGCTTAGAGCATTATATTAATATTGTAGATAGCAAACCTTACAAGTATTCAAAGCACATAGCTCCCCATGATATTAGAGTTAGAGAGATCGGCACAAATAAATCCAGATGGGAAACCGCTAAAGAACTAGGGTTAGAATTTGACATAGCACCCAAACTTAGTGTAGAAGATGGTATTGAGCAAGTAAGACGAATGTTACCAAAGTGTTTTTTTCATAAAAACAATTGCAATAAGCTAGTAGAAGCATTAAAATCATATTGTAAGCGGTGGGATGAAAAAAATAATTGTTTTAGGAATAAACCCCTGCACAATTGGGCATCACACTTTTGCGATTCGGTAAGATATGGAGCTGTTACAGAACCCATAGAAAGATCGGATTGGAATAAGCCAATAGAAGTAGATACAAATTATATAGTTTAATATGGCAAAAAAAAATAAAGAAATATCAAATTTAGAATTACAAAGTTTATTATCAGGTCAAATTCAAAATGCTTTAGGTTATCTGGGTGGAGATTTATCAGATTCCAGAACTAAATCTTTAGAGTATTATTTAGGTGATAAATTAGGCACAGAAATAGATGGTCGTAGTCAGGTAGTATCAACAGATGTTGCAGATACGATTGAAAGTTTATTACCAAATTTATTAAGAGTATTCACAGCTTCAGATAAAGTAGTTCATTGCGAACCTATGACAGCCGAAGATGTTCCTATGGCTGACCAAGCGACAGCTTATTTAAATCATGTTTTCTACAAAGAGAATGATGGCTTTAAATTATTATATAATTTTTTTAAAGATGCGTTAATTGAAAAGAATGGTTTCTTAAAAATTTATTGGGATGACTCTGAAAAAGTAGATTACGAAACTTACGAAAATTTATCCATAGTTGAGAAAGAGGCTTTGCAAGATACTAAGGATGAAATAGAAATTGTAGAAGAAGAAATATTTGAAGATGAAGATGCTAAAGAAGAATTTGAAAAAGTTTTAGAACAATACGAATTACAAGGTATAGATGTATCTCAAGTTCAAGTTCCTAATTTTAATTTATATAATTGCAAAATTAAAAGAATTAAAAAAACAGGTAGAGTTAAAATAGAAAGTATTCCACCAGAAGAATTTTTAATTGATAGAAGTGCTAAAACAATTGAGGATGCCGATTTTGTTTCTCATAAAGTTTTAATGACAAGATCAGACCTTGTTGCAATGGGTTATCCTCAAGATGAAATTGATGAATTACCAAAATCAGATTTAGATATTTACAATACTGAACAAACAGTAAGGTTGACAGATGTTGATGATTATAAAATTAGTAGTTCAACTGATACTTCAACAGAAAAAGTTTTAGTTTATGAGTCTTATGTAAAATATGATTATGACCAAGATGGTATAGCAGAGCTTAGAAAAATTGTATCTGCTGGATCAGATGGTAATCACATATTATCTAATATGCCTTGTGATAGTGTTCCCTTCGTAACGATCACTCCTATTCCAATGCCACATAGATTTTATGGAAGATCAATTTCAGAATTAGTAGAAGATGTTCAGTTAATGAAATCTACTGTTATGCGTCAGTTGTTAGACAATATGTATTTAACAAATAACAACAGAGTTGCTGTTATGGATGGTATGGTTAATATGGATGATCTTTTAACAACAAGACCTGGTGGAATTGTTAGAACTAAACAACCACCGAATCAAGTGATGCAACCTTTACAAGCTCAACCAATTTCACAACAAGCCTTTCCATTATTAAATTATTTAGATTCAGTTAGAGAAGCTAGAACTGGTGTTTCAAAAGAAGCTCAAGGTTTAAGTCCAGATACATTAAATGCAAAAACTGCAACTGGTGTAAATGCACTAATGCAACAAACTCAAATGAGATCAGAATTGATCGCTAGAGTCTTTGCAGAAACAGGTGTTAAAGATTTATTTAAAAAGATATTTGAGCTGATGGTTAAGTATCAAGATAAAGAAAAAATTATAATGATGAGTAATCAATATATTCCAGTTAGACCTACTGAGTGGAAAGATAGATTTAATATTAGTATTGTTGTTGGACTTGGAACTGGTTCTAAAGAACAACAAACTATTATGCTAAATAGTATTTTAGAAAGACAACTACAAGCATTCCAACTACAAGGTGGAAAAGAGATGCCTATGGTTAATCTTAAAAATATGTATAACACCTTAACTAAGATGGTAGAGAATGCAGGTCTTAAAAATGTAGAAACTTACTTTGTAGATCCTGATGTTGGTAAACAAATGATGCCACCACCTCAACCACCACCACTAACTCCTATTGAGAAAATAGAATTTACTAGAATTGATGCTGAGAATAAGAGAAAGATTGCTGACCTACAATTACAATCTCAAGAACTTGCTCAAAAAACTCAAGAAATGCAGTTAGACTTTGAAACTAAGATAAAAGAAATGTCTTTAAAGTACAATACTCAATTAGATACTGCTAAAATTAAAGCAGATGCAGATTTAGATAAGATGATGGTTGCTGGAGATAATAAAATACTTGAACAAGCGGCAAAATCTACTAATATGTTTGGCGAACAACTAAAAGGAACGAATGGAAACGAAAGACCAGGCGAACAGGGCGGTGGAGATCAGCCGATCCAACGAAGCCAAGCAGATATTAGGGAGTAAACTTTTTCAAGAGAGTATGGAAACTCTTAAAAAAATTTATTCTGAAGCACTTCTTGATAAAACAGGTGCTAAAGAGAGTGATACCAGAGAAAAACTTTGGATCGCTTATAATGTTGTAGGCAAAGTGGAACAACACTTGTATACAATTATTGAAACTGGAAAACTTGCATCTAAACAGTTGGAAGATTTCAGGAAGCAACAGGATAATACAAAATTTTAACCACAATGGTTAGAATAAGCCAAGTCGCAAGACAGCTTAACTAGGAGGACTAAATGTCTGACGAAAACCCATTACTGAATAATAATTCAGTACAAGGTGCGGCAAAATCTATTGAAGGTTTGATGGACTCAAAAGGAGTTATCAAAAAACCTCAAGAAGAAGCAGCATCAGTTGAACCAAAAGAAGATGTGGAAGCGAAAGCGGAAACTGAAACAGAAGAACAACAACAACCTGAAACTCAACTAGAGGAAACTTTAGAAGTTGCAGATGAAGAACAAGCATCACAAGATGAAAATGCGATTGAAGAACAAACAACCGATCTACACCAAGTTACTGTTAATGGTGAAAAGATTGATGTTGACCTTGAAGAATTAAAAGCAGGTTATCAAAAAGATGCTGACTACAGACGAAAAACTGAGGAAATAGCAATTGAAAAAAGAGAGCTAAAATCCGAAGAAGATCGTCTTAAAAATCAGTATTCAACTAAGATGGATGATTTAAATTCATTAGTAGTTACTTTAAATGCTGAGATTAACAATGATATGAATTCTAAGGAGCTTGATGCTCTTTGGGATGAAGATCCAACTGAGGCTGCTAGAGTTGATCGTAAGATAAATAAACGAAAACAATCAATTCAACAAGCACAGCAAAAACTGAGAGAAAATCAAGAAGCTCAGTTTCAGGAAATATTAAAAAATGAACAAAAAAAACTTCATTTAAAACATCCTGTACTTGCTGATCCTATTAAGGGTAATTCAGTTAAATCAAATATCATGGGTTATTTAAATTCTAAAGGCTTCACAAATGATGATGTTTCTAGAATTTATGATTCAAGATATTTTGATGTGATTATGGATGGCATGAAAGCTAATGCGACTAAACCCAATTTAGTAAGTAAAAAACTTAAGCCAACTAATGTTGTTAGGTCAGGTGTTAAAACTACTAAGGAAGATATAAATAGTCAATCTAGGTTGAAGAAGATTAATGCGTTGAAGAAAAGCGGTAATGCAAAAGATGCTACCGATTTACTGATGCGTTATCTATAAACAATAACCTAACGGAGAAAAAAAATGGCTAAATACCAAACATACCAAACTGTAGGTATAAGAGAAGATATAGCGGACATAATTTATTCAATTAGTCCAACAGAAACACCTTTTATGTCTGGAGTTGCAAAAACTAAAGCAACAAACACACTACACCAATGGCAAACAGACGCATTAGCTGCTGTAGCTGCAAATGCTGCTGTTGAAGGTGCTGACATAACTTACGGAACTATGTCACCAACTGTAATGGAAACCAACTTCACTCAAATTTCTACTAAAGGAATTCAAGTTGCTGCAACTAACGAAGCTGTAACTTCTGCTGGTAGAAGTAATGAGATGGCTTACCAAGTAGCTAAAGCTGCAAAAGAGTTAAAAAGAGATATGGAAACTGCTCTTTTATCTAATGTCGCTAAAGCTGTTGGTAATGCAACAACTGCAAGAAAACTTGGTGGAGTACCAACTTGGTGTGAAACTAATGTTGATGCAGGTACTAATGGTGCTGGTGCTGGAAATGGTGCTATAAGAACAGATGGAACTCAAAGAGCTTTTACTGAAGCTCAGTTGAAAGGCATCTTAGTTAAATGTTACAATCAAGGCGGAAACCCTAACATGATTATGGTGAATGCTTTTAACAAACAGAAACTATCTGGCTTTACAGGCGGTTCTACTAGATTTGATGCTGCTGAAGATAGAAGATTAATTACTTCTATTGATGTATATGAGTCAGACTTTGGAACTATGCAAGTAGCTCCAAACAGATTTATCAGAGGTGCTAATGGTACATCTGCTAAAATCGGACAAGATGCTCACATTCTAGATATGGAATTTTGGGCAGTTTCTTTCCTAAGAGATTTCTCTTTGCAAAACCCAGCTCAGACTGCTGACGCAGATCAGAGATTTATGGTTGCTGAGTACACTCTTGAGTCAAGAAATGAAAAAGCAAGTGGTTTAATCACAGATTTAACTACTGCATAATAAATCTAAAGTGGTGGGGGAATTATCCCCCATCATTCAATTAACAATTTTGTTTGGTCTTTGAAGTCAATGACAGAACGAAGCAAATAAATAGGATAAAAAAATGAGAACATTAAACGATTACTTTATTACATCTGCAATTCCAGATGTTTCAACAGCATCATCAACTTTTGTAGTTGTACCAGACGCAGGTAGAATTATTAAAATTTTTGCACATAACAAAGCAACTACTACAGGAACAGCAGCTATTACTTTTGAAATAGATGGTGTAGCTTGTACTACTGGAGCTATTAGTCATATAGCTGCAAGTTCTGCTGGTAAACAATATACTTCAGAACCAACTGCATTAAATAGTGTACTTGAGGGTTCAGCTCTTGAATGTATTACTAATGGTGGTTCAACAAATACTTCTAAAATGGAAATTACTTTCGTAATTAGAAGATAATAGTATATAACAATATTTGGGGGATCTTACCTAGCGGTACTTCCCCCTTAAAATTAGGAGAAAAAAAATGAGTTTTAATTACGCACTAAGACCTACTACACATCAAGGTAAAACAAGTGGTGGAACATCAGCACAATCTACTGCATTTGGATCACAAACTGAATATGTAAGAATAGCATCAACTGCTGATGTTTATATTTTATTCGGTGCAAACCCAACTGCTGTTGCAACTGCTAATTCTTCAACTATCTTTATACCTGCTGACCAACCTGAAATTTTTAAAGTTTCACCAGGTGAGAAAGTAGCTTTTATAGGTACTGCTGAGATTTCTATTACTGAAATGTCTGGCTAATGGCTAAACAAAATTTTACATATTATGTAAAAAGAGATCAAAATAAAAAACGACCAGGTTGTCATAAAAAATCTCAAAACAAATCTGAGTGTAGGCAAAAAAGTCAAAATAGATATAAAGGTCAAGGCAGATAATGAAAAAAGATGTAGTTATTGATGGTTTAAAAAAAGAAACATTTTCCCTTGATGATATGGAAAATAAAATTATTTTAAAAGAAGAAATTAATATAGATCCTCATTTAAAACATAATAAAATATTGTTAAATAAAAATGATGGTTATTCAGAATCAAGAGATTTAAAAAGAGTAGCTTCTATTCCAACTTTAGCTTTAAGTGTCTGGGCAAAAGAGTATAATGGTGATAATAATTGGTTTGCACTTCCTAGAGAAGTACAGAATAAAATATTAAAAACAAAATTAAATAGTAATGAGTTTAAATATTTTAGAACAGCAGAAGGTAATTTATAATGGCATTAGCGACTTACGCAAATTTAAAAACATCAATAGCAAACTGGTTAAATAGAACTGATCTTACAACTGAGATAGCTGAAGATTTTATTGTTTTAGCTGAAAAAGATTTTAATTCTAAATTAAGAATTGGTAGAATGATAGAATCAAATGCTTCTTTTACTATTGATTCTGAAATAGAAACTTTACCAACAGATTTTTTACAAGTTAGAGATTTTTATATTTTAGAAGGTGGAACTAAACATTCTTTACAATATATTACACCTGCTCAAATGGATCAAATTAGAGGTAGCTCAACTACTGGAATGCCAAGAACATTTACAATACTTGGTGATAATTTTAGATTTGCTCCAATTCCTTCAAGCTCTTACACAGGAGTTATAAATTATTACAAATCTTTTAGTCCTTTAAGTTCTTCTGTTGCAACAAATTATATTTTAACAAGTCACCCTTCAATTTATTTATATGGTGCTTTATATCATGCTGCTAATTTTTTAGGTGGTATTGAACCAAGACAAGTTCAACAATGGCAACAACAATATGTAACATCTCTTGAAAGACTTGAAAGAAATGA